ATGCCGCTTTTCCAGCAAGTGCATTCATCACCGTGGTAGCAAAATTAGGGTCATTACCAAGCGCATCTGCCAACTCTTTTAATGTATCCAGAGCCGCCGGTGATGAAGCAACCAGTGCTGCTACTGCTGCTTGTACAAAAGCCGTGGTAGCCAATTGAGTTGTGTTGTTACCCACCGCAGCAGTTGGAGCTTTTGGCACACCGGTAAAGGTAGGCCCGGCAATCGGTGCCTTGAGCGCAAGCTGATTGGTCATCGTTGCGGCGAAGTTCGGATCATTACCCAGTGCATCAGCCAGTTCTTTGAGCGTATCCAGCGCCGCCGGTGATGAATCGACCAGTGCAGCAATCGCCAACTGTACAAATTGAGTAGTCGCCAGTTGAGTGCTGTTATTGCCGGTGACAGGGGTTGGCGCTTTAGGCGTTCCAGTAAAAGTCGGGTTCGCTTTTGGCGCGTACTGCGGATGTGGATCAGTTGCATCAAGGTGCGCTTTCATCATGCTGTCAGCGTAGGCTTTAACCTCAATGACCTTGTCATCAACGTATTTGCGCGTAGCCAGCACCACTGATGGATCAATCTTCAGCGAAACCGCGTCAGTGCTGCTCACGGCGATAATCATGCGGATAACCTGCGTGCGGCCTGAACCTTCAGCCAGCAGTGGCTTATAGGTTTCCGCACAGTTCGCAACAGCAATCAGTTCGCCTGCATCATCAAAGAGACCGATTTCACGAATCCACCAACCACCCTCGTTTTCGGGGATCACCTGCTCAGCAATAATCTGGCTGACATTAACCGGATCAACGCTCAGCGTGTTGATGGCCGCAATGCGAACCTGATTGACCAACTTGGTCTGGCTGCCGTTAGGCGTTGGCAGCACACCACCACCGTCACCCACGGCCATCTGTGTGATTTTCAGCTGCGTGCCCAGTGCTACGGCCTGAGCCAGCTTGGCCTCTCCGCGCGTGGTCAGCAGGGCATAAAATTTTGAAGCCATGTCATACCCTCATTGTATCGATTAAGTGGATCGCTGCGCTGGCATACGCTGTAGCGCCGACCTCTATTACTTCTGGTGTGTAGGGATAAACGGTCAGCGTTTCCCCTACGTAACAACCGGCACCCATGAACATCTCGCCTGTTGTCTGTAAATTGATGCTGATCCCCAGCAGGTGTCGGCTGCACGGCTTGGCATCGCTGATTAGCCGCTCAAGCTCAAGATAGGTTTCTTCAGTGATACCCTGCTCTTCAACGCCGATGTCCAGCCTGAACGTGCCGGGCACATCACCGGTCTGCCACCACTCTTTAACGCGGATCAGGAAGCCGAACGGCTCAACGACCCGGCGGATAGCACTGATGGTTCCCTTGCGGCGGTGCACGAAAAACGCATCTTTCACCACCTGCCGCTTTACCGCTTCTGACCAGCTCTCATCCCAGCGATCAACTGAGCGTGACCACGCCAGATAGGGCAACAGGGAAACCGGGCAGGTATCGGGATTCCAGATATCCCGCAGCGGCACCCGCAGCGCACTTAATCCGCTACGCGCTTCCGCCAGGCGGATCTCAGTCTCAGTCGCGGTTGGCGGCAACAGACCGCCTTTCAGGCTCACGTGATCACCTCATCCGCAGCCAGTTCGATTGTTACCGCCGTGCAGTTACCGGACTGCGTGCGGTCAAATATCAGGTCAACGCTGGGTTCAGCCATCTCAACCCAGTCCACGCCGGCAACACGCAGTACGGCACTGTAAGAATCACGGCGCACGCTGCGCCCCAGCTTTTTCTGCTCGACCAGATACGCCGCCAGCGCGGCCTGCGAAGCTTCCAGACAGGGCGCACTTGCCACGTTGTCAAACAGGTGCAGCTTCGCTTTTACCTGGTAGCTCTGAATATCCGCGCTCTGTACTTCCAGCCGGTCAGCCACCGGGCGCACGTCTTCGCCGTTCAGCGCAACGTTCACTGCACTCAGTAAATCAGCCGGCGCGGTGCCGTCACCTTCGCGGCTCAGCACGGTGATCACGACCACGGCAGGGCTCGGGCTGGTTGCTGAAATGTCCAGCACGCGGCCATCCACGCTGCGTCCGTGAAACTCATATGCCGCTGTCGGGCCCGCCACGGACAGGCCTTCAAACGCTGCCGGCACGCGAGGGCGCAGATCACTGTCATCCTCATACACCGCCTCAACCGGCGGCACAGCCGTATCATCTGCCGGCGTGATAACCAGTCGCGTCACGCTGTTGTTAGCGGCCAGATTGTCTAAGTCAGTGCCGCTGGAAAAGGCCACCATCCCCGCCACCGCCGCCTCGTTGATGCGCTGGCATAGCAGAATTTCGCGATAGCACCCTTCCTGTAACAGCTTCGTTGCCGGCTCCGATTCCAGCTCAAGCGTCCTGGCTACTGCGGTCTGTTGAGCAACCGGAAACAGCGAGACGTAATACGCTTTGCGCTCAACCAGCAGCGCCTCAAAATCCGGCACCTCTACGACCTGCGGCACCGGCAGCTGTGATAAGTCGATAACTCCGCTCATTGCCCGTCCCTCAGCGTGATATCAGTTGAAATGGTTGATGACGTATCGGTGCGGCGTGATGTCACATGCATTTGCACCGCACCCTGCTCCGTGGTTTCAACGGTCACGGATACCGGCGTCAGTCGCGGTTCCCAGCGCCAGAGCGCGATACAGGCCGCAGACATCAGCTTTAAGCGGGTCGCAGGGTTATCAGGCTGGTCAATCAGCGAGAACAGCGCTGAGCCGTATTCACGGCGCATCACGCGGGAGCCTGTCGGCGTCATCAGGATGTCATTCACCGACTGGTGCAGGTGCGCCTCATCGGTCAGTAGCGAGCCGTCATCGCTGCTCATGCCCTGCCAGTTTGTGCTCACTGCGGGCCTCCTGACATATCGCCGCCTGACTTCACGCCACCATGCACGTGAGAATCCACCACAATCCCGTTTGAACTCATCTTGCCGCCACCCTGTACCACTTCGCCGTTGATGACGGTTTCACCCGCGTTGATAACGAGCCGCCCCACATTGATGGTGAGCGTGTCGCTCATGCTGACCATCCCCGAAATCATGCCCAGCAGGCTCAGCAGACCGTTGGCCGGGTCATAGCTTTTCTTCGCCCCGTCCGGGTAGCGCGTCACGTTGGTTTTCTTGCCGTTGTCAGGCGGTAGCGCGTAATCGCTGTAAAGACTGAAGGCGATCACCGCGTTTTCCAGCGCACCACCTGGAGCCAGTAACACAACCTGCTCACCCACGGAGGGTGCCCACCAGTCCACGGCATCACCTGCGCGGGCTACACCCCACCGTATCCAGTCCGTCTGTAGCTCACCGGTCTGTACGCGCGCCACCGTCTGCACTAAATCGACCTCAATCACGGTGCCAAAACGGATCAGGTTCATCAGCAACCGATACAGCTCCGCCAGCGTTAAATCATTCATCTGGCCCCCTTCAGCGCATCAGTAATGGCTTCAGTCACCGCATCCAGATCAGCCTCCGTCAGCCCCAGCAGCTGGCGCTGCGGATAACGCGCGGTAGCGTTGTGAGAAACCTTATCGCTTAAACCGTTCTGGTGAATCCGGGCAATCGCTGCAGCACGGCCAGTAAAGCCCACCACTGCCGCATCCGGGTATGCGCTCGCCTTCAGGAAACGCGTCTGACGCAGCCGGCGGAACATTGGATCAGGCTTCGTCTTGATCTTCTCGCTGCGGCGCAGGTCAACGCTGAGATAGCGCTCAATGTCATCACGCAGAAAGGATCGGATTGAACCGCGCTCTTCATCAAAGCCGGTGATCATGCGGTCACCATAGCGGCCCTTGCTGTGTCGCCAGTTGCGCAGGCTGCGCGTCTGACCGTTCCACAGAAAACGAATGCCACCCTGGGTGCCGATTTTCTTTTTGCGGCGGGCTTTATACGCCGTGCCGTCCGGGTTCTTCTGCCTGCCTATACGCTTTTGCTGATTGCGGCGAATATCGCCGGCAATACGCCGCGCCATGCTGCGCCGCGTGGTGGCTTTGCTTACACCAATCACATCGCGGATTATCGCGTCCAGCTCATGAAACATCAGCACATCAGCCATTGGCGTCACCCTCCGTCAGCGGCAGCTCTTCACCGGTGTTGTCGTTGATGGCAAGCAGTGACCACTGATCATCTGGCGGGAACATATCTTCGTGAAGCGGTTCATCGCGGTGCTTAGCCTGCGGCTTGCCGTTCCCATCAAAAGTTACGATCACCATTTCACTGGCTTTGATGACAAAGAGAATGTCCGCTGTATCGTTATTGAGCAGCTCAGCATCAAAGCTGATGCCCTCCTGACGCAGAGCAGGATTCAGCAGCAGCGACGGCTGATGACGCCGGGCCCAGCCCAGCACCGGCATCGTCAGGCTGTCGAGGTCATACGGGTAGTCCATCGCCAGCACGTTCAATTCATAGCCGTAGCTGTACGAGGCTGAAGCCGCGCCGCCGGCAATCACTTTGCCGCTGGTCACATACACTTCCAGCCGGTCAGGGTTCTGCACAAACCACGGCTGATGCGCCACGATGGCCGCCCTGAGTAAATCCGCCTTCAGCATGTCAGTTCCCCGCTCTTACGCCGTCTGCCTTCAGCAGTGCGGCTTTGTCTTTGTTGGCGCTGTCCAGCGCATCCAGCAACGCATCATTCCATTCCAGTAATTCGCCCCATGACAGGCGCTTGCCCGCCATGCGTGGCTCAGGCACCGGCGTTGCCTGATACAGTTCCGCCGGCAGGCGGGGACACTGCGCGGGCACGTATACGGTCTGCTTTGTCGAACAGCCGGCGCTGAGCATCAGCAGGCATAGGCTCAGCTGCGCAGCGGTCACCCGCCAGTGACGCACGCAGCGCCGCGCGGTCTTTTTCACCCTGTTGCCGATCAGATTCTTTTTCACTGGCTCGCCCCGCTGAAATCTGGCTGAAAATGGTCATGGTGCGCTGCACGTTGCCGATCACGGTGGCAGCGCTGTCGATATCTTTTTTCGCCTGGCTGAGTTCGGCCTGAGCACTGCGGTTTGCCAGAAATTCCCAGCAGGCAACTGCTATGGCCAGCACGGTCACAATCAGCAGGATCACCACCGGACTTAACTTCAGCTGGCTCATCAGTCCTCCCGCGTCAGGCACAGGCGGGACTCAGCGTCCCGGCGTTTAACCAGCCCGGCCAGCTTCACGCCGCCGGCGTTAATGAAGTCATTCAGCCGCCCGCACATCGCATCCCACTGACGGGCCTGCGCGTT